ACACTATGGTTGAGGAAACCAAATAAGATATTCCGCTATAAGCGGTGTTTTAGGACCGTTCCAGTTATGGAACAAAAAAAGCCAGGATTCGCTACCCTGGCTTTACTTTTTATTGTAGAATGTGTGTTTATTCGAAACTTTTCTTTAAATCAAGAACAGTATCAATAACATCTAAAGATGGTTTTTGATTTTTCATCTCATTTAACTTTGATCTAACTTCTAATAATTTTTTAACAACAATAATATCATCAGCTTTATTTATAGTTTTTTCAACCATATTCTGAGTGCTTTCGATTAATGTTGTGTAATAGTTATTAATAATAGATTCATCATTTTCAGCGAATAAATTCAAAACCTTAACTTGTTCCTCGTTTAATTTTGATATTTTATCAGCCAAACTTTCGTTAATTTTATCTATTGATTCTTTTATTGAAACAATATTTTCATCAACTCTTGTTAAATTTTTAACTAAATTTGTTTTATGTTTAACTTTATCAACCAATGATAATTTTTTGTTAAAAACAAGTTGGTCGATACTTTCACTAATAACATTATTAACAATAACAATGTTTTCGGTTAAAGTTTTTAATGCGTCAATTTTTGTTAAATCAAAAGATTTTAAATGTGTAATTGATTCCTCAACGAATTCTTTTGCAATATCCTCGTTTTCAAATCTCATTGTATTTAATAAGTTGTAAACCTCATTAAATTCTCTTAATACATTATTTTCTTTTAACACCTTAACATACTTGGAAAAAGACTTTTTAAAATCTTTTTCACCTTTTTCTTGGTAGGTTTTTTCTAAATCTGAAAGAATACTTTCTTTTAATTGTCCAAACATCTGTTTAATATTTTTATATAAATATCGGTTATTTTTTAATTATACTAATAAATCGTCAATTTCATCAATTGTTTTTTTAAGTGACTCATTGATTAGTCTATTTTTAGCATCTAATTTTCTTTTTGTTATCTCAGCTAAAGGCTCTTCTTCGGTACCTGGTAACTCAGAACCCACTTCTGGGGCCGCAGCTGCTGTTTCAGGGCCTGGTATTTCAGCACCGCTCTCAGCTCCTGGAACTTCTAACGGGGTTGTAAAATCAGTTCCACCAGCAGTTTCAGCACCACCACCCATATCACCACCCATGCTACCACCAGCACCAGCACCACTCATATCTCCACCAGCACCACCAAGTGTCATGTTATTAGGGTCAATTTTGTATATTTTATAGATATCTCTAAATATACCAGTTTGTTTAATGGTTTCACCCAATGATTTAAGCTCTTCACCACCAGCTTTTTCAACAGCTTGTCTTTGTATGTCGAGTTTAATCTCATCATCACTCATATTTAAGATTTCTTTCTTAGCGTAAGTCATTGACATGGCTGAGAATCCGTTACCAGCGTCAGAAACAGCGTCACGATATAATGTAACTTTTTCTTTCCAGTTTTGGATTTTAAGCATTTCGGCTTGAGTAGATGGGCTTGTTAATGTTAACGTAAAGTTTTCTAAATCATCCGTAAACCCTTTAGTATACAAATGAATGATAGCCATTTTATTTAATTCTTGGATAAGGGCTTTTTGTACTCTATGTACAGCTCTTGCAAAACGTACGTCAAGGATTGCCAAGTTTTTACCATCACCAGTAGTTTCCTCAAAACCAATAAAAGCTTTGGGTACTCTAAGGGCAGCAAGCATTTTCTTTTGGATATACTCAATGTCAGCTATTTCTGATAAGTTTTGAGCCCCAGGAAGCGTTTCAATTGGCATCGCAAGGCTTGGGTCCCTAACAGGTATAAAATAATCCTGATCGACAGCTAATGCGTTATAACGTGTGTCTTGCTGACCATTATTATTATCAACCATATTAACTCTTTTGAAGTTATTGGCAATCTTGTCAACATAAGCGTCAACGTCTTTATCATCCATGTTACCAACAAATACTTTGTAAACACGTCTTTCTGGTGCTCTGGTAACACGATAAACTAACATCGCATCTTCAGATAATAATAATTGTTTCCAAATTCTTCTTACTTTTTCAAGCATTGATGTACCATAAGGTAATCTTCTATCATCACCAAGTAATCTAAAGTGGGAAATTTCAAATGAATTAAACTCAACATTTTTATCTTTCCAGAAAAATTTAATATTCTTTTCTTTTTGTTGATCACCTAAACTAGTGATTTTTGAAAATCCTGGTTCAGATCTTGTCATCTCAATATTTGGTAATTGAGTTACACCAACAATACCCTGATTAGGTACGATTTTATTGTAAACAAAATTATCACCGTATTTACATACGTTTCTAGCCCAAGATGTTAGGTTAGCGTTAATATCTAACACATTCTCAAACAAATCTGTTAATTCTTTTTTGATTCTGGTACTATCAGAATAAATTGTTAAAACTTTACCGCTTTCATTTGCTGTTGTAGCTTCTTCAGCAAAAATATCCAACGCAACAGAAATTTCTGGTGTATATTCCATGGCCTCATAATCGTAATATGATGCAATTCTTGTTGGTTCATAGTAAACAGCTTTTTGATAAAGTTCATTATCAATTTTTTTCCATTGATTTTGTAGGTATAGAGTTTGTTGTGCCTCTAACTTTTTTTGTTCCAAATCATTACCACTTAACCCATTGAATGAACTAGGGTCAATTACGTATTTTGGGCCATCGACTTCATTACCGAGAACCTTATTTAATCTTTGAAATATTGTTAATCTATTATCTGCCATATATTTTTAATTTACGTATTCACATTCTACAAATGGTGGAAATTTGTAGTTTTCTACATCTTGATCCCATTCTTTTTTTTGCACGTATGTTGTTGTACCATCAGATTCTATTGAACATTTAATAGCATCAACATTTCTTTGTAATGCTATACCGTCTTTTTTATCGAAATTTTTTGGTTCACTTCCTCTAACGATTGATGTTGACCCGAATCCACTGCTTCTAGCTTGTCTAATTATGTTTGCCATTTTGTTTAGTTGTTTTTAATTATTAGGTTTAGGTTTAGTTACGCCAAATAACCAGCCAAATTCCCTTGTATTCATCATATTATTATTTGTCGTAAATTCATCAGAATTGTAATATGATTTATCTGGATTTGGTGAGCTAGTTACGTCTTTTAATAAATAGTCTGCTTCCGTTTTTACGTTATTAGTTGTTATCTTCCAACTATCTAACATAGCTCTGGTCATATTATCTGATTCTTGTAATCTTTTAAATGACGTATTAGCTACAAATAGACACATACCAAGAGCCATAATAAGGTCATCGTGTGAACCTTTCTTATGGTCTGGCTTACCGTTTTTATAAACGAATTTTTTTAACTCAGCTGTCAATCTTTCACTTCTGATTTTAAAACCACCTCTAGCAACAGCCTCTTCTAAAGCAGCTACAATTTGACTTCTTCTGTTTTTTGATGCAAAATTTATACCTGGGATAGAGTTTTCATCTGGTATAAAATACATACTATTATTATCACCTTCTTTATCGTAATGTAATAATTTTTTAGGATAATTTAAATCTTTAAGTTTTTGGGTTGATGCAATACCCATACCACCTGTGATATCAAAAGTTGATAATGCATCATACATCCTACCGTATTGGTCAACTATTAAAGCTGCGATATCTGGTTGAACTTTACCATGGTATTCCAAAACTTGTTCAAACGTATCATAATCAATAATGCACATACCAGTAGCATCTTCGGAATCACCACGAGATACATCCAAAGCTAAAATATATCTATGACCTTTTTCAGGTAATTTCCATATCCATAAATTACTGTCCCAAGCCTTATCTTTAACAATCGGTTCGATGACATTTTCTTGTTCTTGTTTTCTAATAATTTCACCCTCAATAACGTTATCACCAGAACCAATAAATGCACACTCCAACTCTTGGTTGATCATACGTTTATTAAAGTTCATATCTCTACACATATTTTCATACCATGTAGAGTGTGGTTTATAACCATCGCTAATAAATTTAGCTATAACATCTTGGTGTAAATCAATAACCGATTCAATAATATCTTCATCTTTTTCAGACGCTGGTTTTTGGATCCAGTCAACAATATCTTTAGTTTTGATTAAACGTAAATCCTTGTTAAATCGTGGATCTTGCCACCATTTTAAATGGGTAACACAAAAACTGTTATCACCTTTGATAGCACCTTCATATGAAGCATAATAAATTGGGTCTAATCCATTAGGAGTTGAGATTAATACAGCTTTACCACCAGTACCAATTGAAGCGAGACACGCTGTCCATAACTCCTGACCACCCTCAACGAAGGCAGCTTCATCAATTAATAAAACAGTTGGTGTATAACCACGCAAGGCATCCTGGGATGTTGCAACGGCTTTAATTTCGGAACCGTTAGATAATCTAACGTGTTTTTGTGATGATTTATCAAATGAAACATTTACCCAATCAGGTAATTGTTTGATAAAGTTAATGATTTTGTTTTGGAACTCAATCGCTGTTTCCTGTTTATTCGCAAGAATCAAAACCTTCTCAGGTCTATCTGGACTAGCAAAAGCTGTAAGTACAGCAGAATAGGCGGCTGTTACTGTTGAGATACCAGCCTGGCGATATTTTAAAACTAGATTAAATCTATGTTTTTTATAATTAGCAACAAGTTTTCTTTGACCATCAAAAAGCTCAAAAGGGACATAACCCTCTCTGGTTTTATCAAATGTCTCAAAATAACTTTCTATGACATAACAAAAATCCTGAGAGCATTTTGCATACTCTAATAGTAACTCTTTTTTATCGGTAATTTGTTTTGCCAAGGTCTATTCTTTCCATATAAATAGTTTATTATAGTCCTAAATCGCTTAAATCAAAATTATCAAGGTCATCTTTAATAAAATTATATTCCATAATTTCCATTCTTTTTTCCTTGACAATATCTTTTATCTCTTTTTTAGCGTAATCAGGTCGATGCTCTAACAACGACATAAAATCAATAAAATCTTCAGCATCTCTTTTGAAGAGATCAATTAAGATTAATTTTTTAATGTCATAATCTTCTTCATCAATTAAAGCGTGAAAATTACCCCATATAACAGGGAATAAACGAATATCCCATAATTCAGAAATAATTGTATCAGTATAATCAATTACTTTATCTGAGTTTTCTTTTGGTAAACCAGCTACAGATAATAAAGATATAATACCTTTTATCATTTCATGGATTAATATCGGTAAATTAATCGCTTTTGCTATAATTTTAGGTGTTTCTCCACTAAAGTCAAGCTTAACGTAACCTGCGTTATTAGAATCATCAGCTTCAATTTGTTGTTGAAACATCTCATCGCTAATTAAATAATAAAACAAGTCATTAGCAATTAAAGCTTTTTGGTAGTAACCAGTAATATCTGGTACAATCTCCTCAATTTCGGAACTATATAAATGAAATAAATAGTGACCTCTTAATGAAGCACCTTGTGCAAACC